CAGCAGGGATTCCTATGGTGCTGAGATCCTAACCTATTCTGTATTGGCTACAGTATGGGCTGAGATTGTTCCTGTAAGCGGTAGAGAATACTTTGCTGCTGCACAATTTATACCAGAAGCCACCTTAAAGATTAGAATACGCTACAGAGAAGATTTTGATGAAACTTCTAAGATTGCTTATGATGGTGTGGATTATGACATTCTCTACATCGCTGAAATAGGTAGGGCTGATGGGCTAGAGGTCTTAGTTAAAAAGCCATGATGACAGTTAAGATAGAAGGGCTAGAGCAGTTAAAGAAAGCCCTTAATCAGCTTCCTGTAGAGATCCAGCAGCGATCCTTAAGAAGCGCAGTATCGGCAGGCGCAAAGGTTGTAGTGGATGCTGCTATTGCTAAAGCCCCTACTGATACTGGCAGCCTGAAGAAAGCTATCTACAGATATAGAAGTAGAAGTCAATCAGGCACAGGCAGAGAAACCTATTATGTTGGTGTTCGCAAAGGGAAGAAAGCATACGCTGATACAGCAAGAAACAGAAGATTAAATAGGGTCGGCAAAAAATACACAGTTCAAGGAGAAGCATACTATTGGCGGTTTTTAGAGTTCGGAACTGCTAAAATGCAAGCTAGACCTTTTCTGCGCCCTGCGTTTGAAGGTTCTAGAACAAAGATTTTAGATGTAATGAAACAAAGATTAGGCAAGTCTATTCAAGATCAAGCAAACAAACTGGCTAAAAAATGAGTATAGAAACTTCAGTTTATGCAGCACTACAGGGGTTAGCCAATGGCAGGGTTTATCCCTTGCAAGCTCCTGAAAAAGTAACCTTCCCATGTATAGTTTATTTTAGGATTAATTCTAGTCCTGTAAATACTTTAGATGGTGGCGCAACTCTTGATTTAGTTCGCATTCAGGTGGATACTTATGGGAATACCTACTCTGCTGCCAAAGTGCTTGCGGGGTCGGTTCGATCTGCGCTAGAGGGTGGCAATGTAAAGGCAACTTTACAAACAGATCAAGATTTATTTGAGCCTGATTTGAAGGTGTATAGGGTCAGTCAGGATTATTATGTATGGCAAACTAACTAGGAGTTAATATGAGTTCAAATGCCTTAGAAGCGCAAGGGATGTTACTAAAGATTGGTAATGGTGCATCGCCTGAAGTATTTAATACCATTCCTGAAATTAAGACCTTTAGTGGTCCGAATGGATCTGCAACTGTAATTGATGTAACTGATCTTTCTTCTGCTGCTAAAGAGAAGCGTCTAGGTTTAGCTGATGAAGGTCAATTATCCTTTACTATCAACTACATTCCTAAGAATACTTATCATGCTTTGTTACGCACTCAGCGGGACAGCCGAGAGCTAACCAGTTTTAAAATGGTCTTTACTGATAATTCACCAAAGACTACTTGGAGTTTCTCAGCATTTGTTCAGGGCTTCGCTGTTAGTGGTGCTGTGGATGGTGTTGTAGAAGCTACTGTAACTTTAGAAATTTCAGGGGCAATTTCAGAGAGCTAAAATGGCAATCCTAAACAGAGATGCAATACTAGGCGCAGTAGATTTAAAAAAAGAGTTAGTTAAAGTTCCTGAGTGGGGTGGTGAGGTTTACATCAGCATGATGACTGGTGAAGCTAGAGATGCTTGGGAACAAAGTTTGGTGGGCGGTAAGGGCGCAAATCTTGAGAACATTAGAGCAAGATTAGTAGCCTTTACTGCTGTGGATGAAGAAGGCAAGCGAATCTTTAGCAATGATGATGCTGTAGTGCTTGGTCAGAAATCCGCAACTGCTCTTGAGAGATGTGTAAAGGTGGCGCAGAAGTTAAATAGATTAACAGAGCAAGAGCTTGATGATCTAGTAAAAAACTAAAAGCCCATCCCCAAAGACAGTTCTACTTTAGTCTAGCTCTGAAATTGGGAATGCCAGTTGGGGAGATGTTAAGAAGGATGGATAGTGCTGAGATAACTGAATGGATGGCATACTTCAAGTTAGAGACACTTCCAAAACAGAAAGCATCAGATGTATTAAAAGCGCAGTTTGCACATAGGGTTAAGAGGAAAGAAAAATAATGGCATCATTAGGTCAATTAGTTGTCTCTCTTACTGCTGAAACAGCGCAATTCAAGGAAGCTCTATCTAAAGCAGCCTATGAAACAGATAGGGCTATGAAGAAGATTGAGACTTCTACTGGCTTTGTTACCAATGCTTTTAAAGGTCTTTTAACAATCGGTGTTGTTACTCAGGTTACTAATGGTGTTAATGCCATATTAGAATCAATGGCAAGGCTTGAGGATATTTCTAAGACTACTGGTTCTACCATTGAGAACTTATCAGGTCTAGCAAGCCAAGCAAAAATTGTGGGTGTTGATATGAACACCCTTGAATCTGTTTTAATAAAATTTAATAAAGCTTTGTTTAGTGTTAAGGATGATGCAAGCACTACAGAAAAAGCATTAAGGGCAATCGGTCTATCTTCTAAAGAATTAAGGCAGATGGATACAGTTGATGCTACTTATGCAGTAGCAAGAGCATTACAAGGTTATGCTGATGATGCAAATAAAGCAGCTATTATTACAGCAATCTTTGGTAAATCAGCTAAAGAGATTTCTCCATTCCTAGATGATCTTGCAAAGAATGGCAAGATGAATGCAACTGTAACAGCGCAACAGGCTGAAGCTGCTGGCAAACTACAGGATGAAGTGAGAAAGCTAGGACTAGAGTTTGATAAGTTTTCTAAAACTATTGTCGGCATGGCTGTTCCTTCCTTGCTTTCATTCTTTAAAACATTAAATGAGATTGTTCAGCCTTATGCAGTATTAGGCAATAATCTTGAAGAATTAGAAACTGCTTTAACAAAAATTAATCAAACCATTGATAAGAATAATTCATTAGGTAAAGAAAACTCAAAAACAAATTTAGAGTTACAGAAAGGTTTGCAAACCCGCATCAGTTATTTAAAAGAACAAAAAAGAATTGAAGAAGAAATAGCTAAAGCTGCAAACAAACCAAAAGAATCTGCTAACTTTGATCCAAAAGATTACACTAAAGGATTGGCTGCAATCAATGATTCCAATATTAAATTCTTAGTATCTGTTAGAGAATTAACAGACAAAGTTAATATGGAAATGCAAAATGTTTTCTCTACAGAAACAGAGAAAAAGCTACAGGACAATTTATTAAGACTTCGCAAGATGCTTGAGGATGCTGCCGCATCTATGACAAAGCAACTTACAGAAGAAGAAATTACTCCTGAGATGTATGCAAAAGGAATTAAGGAATTAACTCTTAATTATGTATCAGCTATTGAGGTTGCACAGAAGTTAAAAGAAACTCAGGATGATCTTAATTCAAGCTTTGAGTATGGTGCAGCAGTAGCACTAAGCAAATATATTAATGAATCTAAAAATCTTGCTAATGCTTCAGCAGGCATTGTAACTAGCGGATTAAGAAGCCTAGAGGATGCTTTAACTGGAATTATTACTAATACTACTAGCGTATCTCAGGCATTCTCTCAGATGGTTACAAGCATCATCTCAGATATTGCTAGGCTTATGATTCGTCAGTCTATTACTGCGCCTTTAGCTGGAATGCTTCAGGGCGCACTAGGCAGTATGTTCGGTGGGTCAGTTCAAGCTACTCCTACATCTACAGGACTGCTTAGTTTTGATGGGGCAGGATATAGCGGTGCAAGAGCATTAGGCGGTAATGTAACAGCAGGCAGATCCTACTTAGTTGGCGAAAGAGGTGCTGAGTTATTTACTCCAATGCAAAATGGAAGCATAAGCCCAAGCACAGGCACTAGCGTTGTAATTAATAACTACTCTGATGCTCAAGCAACAGCGAATGAAACAACAGATTCTAGAGGTAATCGCAGAATAGAGGTTACTATTGGCGATATTGTTGCTAGTGAAATGGCAAGGTCAGGCTCTAGCATGAGCAATACTCTAAGAACTTCCTATGGCGCAAGACAAAATTTAGTAGGTAGATAATGGCTGCATCTTATACTTTTCCCGCATCGCTTCCACAATATCCTTTAATGGCAGGATATACAGAAAGCATTGGAGCTAATATTATTAGAACTCCTATGGAGCTTGGTCCTGCAAAGCAAAGGCGCAGAGGATCTAAACCTACAACAATGAGCATCAATTATATTTTTACTGATGCACAATTAACTACATTTAATACTTTTGTTCTTGATACCATTAAAGGTATAGCAAGATTTAATTACACACATCCAAGAACTGCTGCATCTATTGAGGTTAGAATTGTTCCTTCTTCAGATGGATCTTTATTTTCTTGCGCTAAAGAAGGTGATGATGTATGGTCAGTTTCTTTTCAGATTGAGGTTCTGCCATGAGCCGTTTGGCATCATTGTCAGCAGAAGCTCTAAGAACAGTCTTTTCTCCTGATGCAGATAAAGACCTAATCATTTTATTAACTATTACTTCTAGAGATTCTACAGGCACAGTAACAACTACTAGGCTTGCAAATAACTACTTAACCCGCATTAGTGAAACTGCTGATGATATTATGTATGGTGTAGTCTCTAGAACTAATGATTACTACTTTATTCCATTTAACTTTACTTTGCCTAGTGAAGAAGAAAACAGCACACCAAGATGCGCTATACAAATCTTTGATGCCACTAGGTTTTTAATTCCTCTAATTAGGAATATTGTTGGCGCACCTACTATTAAGATTGAAGTTGTATTAAGCTCAACTCCTGATACAGTAGAAATTGATTTTGGCAATTTTCTTTTGGGTGGAATTACCTATAATGCTAATACTATCTCAGGAGAATTAATGGTTGAATCTTTAGCTCAAGAGCCATTCCCTGCACATAGTTTTACACCTTCTTATTTTGCGGGGATGTTCTAATGAATTGGTGGAATGAATATGTTGGTATTCCTTATAAAGCAAAAGGCAGAGATAAAACTGGTCTAGATTGTTGGGGCTTAGTTCGCTTAGTTTATAAAGAACAATATGACACTTTGCTTCCTAGCTTCGCAGAAGTCTATGAGCAAAAAGAGCATAATAAGCAAGCTGAACTTATTGCAATGCACAAAGAAGGATGGGAGAAAACATCTCATCCAGCTACAGGAGATGTAGTCTTATTTAGAATTAATGGTAGTGAGAGCCATGTGGGAGTGGTTACAAATCCTTCATACTTCCTTCATGTCAGGGAAGGTCAAGATGCTGTAATTGAAAAGCTAGATTCTGTTATTTGGAAACATCGGATTGTAGGCTTTTATAAATATAGAGAAGGTAATAAACCATTAATTATTACTGCCAAGCCTGATCCTCTTAAAACAATACGCATTGATACTCAGCTTCCTACAGGAGTTACAGTTCGGCAGATGGCTGATCTCATTAGGCATAACAATGGTGTTGCTGAAATATTAGATGACAATGCAATTATTCTTGTAGATGGTGTTTCTATTCCTAAACATGAATGGGAAATAACAGTTCCTAAAGCTGGAGCAGTAGTTGAATATAGAGCAGTAGCTACTGGGGGTGGTGGCGGTTTAGGTAGAACTCTTGGAGTTTTAGCTGTATTTGTTGCTGTAGTTGCTTTTCAACAATA